CAGACGCAACGACGAGCGTGCACTATACCTTAGTTAAGGAACCAAAATGTCAACATACTCCCCCAACTTACGTATCGAACTTATAGCCAACGGCGATCAATCCGGTGTTTGGGGCGATACAACAAACACCAACCTTGGTACGTTAATCGAAGACGCTGTTGCCGGGTATGTAGCGGTTACGACTACAAGTGCGTCTCAAGCGCTGACCGCAGTTAACGGCGGAGCCGATCAGTCTCGCAACATGGTTATTAAACTGGATACGTCTCATGCAGGAGCGTATACCGTTTATATCCCCCCGGCTGAAAAATATTACGTAATCTATAACTCAAACTTAACTTACGCAGTTACCATTTCGGCGGCGACTGCGCTTAACGGCACCACACCAACTGGCGGCACTACAGTAACAATTCCCGCCGGGAAAACAATGCCGATTTTCTGCGACGCTAACAATGTGCGCGTAGCTTTAGATTATGCAAGCACCCTAGCACTTGGAACCCCTCTCCCCATAACTTCTGGCGGTACTGGGCAAGTTACAGCTAACGCTGCAATAAACGCACTACTTCCATCGCAGAGTGGAGCAAATGGTAAGGTGTTGTCGTCTGACGGGACTAACACTTCTTGGGCCTCAATAATCCCCACACAAACAAGTAATGCGGGGTCATTTCTAACCACGGATGGGACTAGCACTTCGTGGGCAGTGCCCGGAGTCAAAACAGTACTGTGCGCTACCACCGCTAACCTTACCAGCCTAGCCGGTACCACTACTATTGACGGTATAGCTGTTGTGGCTGGCAACCGGGTGCTGGTTAAAGATCAAACAACTGCGGCGAACAACGGTATATATGTAGTTGCTGCCGGGTCTTGGTCTAGGGCGGATGACGCGAGCACTGCCGCAGAGATTGCCGGTTCGTTTGTTAATGTTCAATCTGGTTCCGCTAACGGTGGTACTCAGTATGTAACTACGTTCAAATCTACCGACACGGTAGGCGTTACCGCGATGACATGGAATAGCGTGGTGTCTGGCACTATTACGTCTGGCGTAACATCTATTACTTTTGGTAGCACTGGACTTACCCCTTCAACCGCTACGTCTGGCGCGGTGTCTGTTAGCGGGACTCTTGCCGCAGCTAATGGGGGCACTGGGCAAACATCCTATGCAGTTGGCGATCTGCTATACGCGTCTGCCGCCACTACTATATCTAAACTATCGGATGTAGCTACAGGCAACGTATTAATTTCTGGTGGTGTAGGTGTAGCCCCTAGCTACGGCAAAGTTGGGCTGACTACCCACGTATCAGGTACGCTACCTGTTGCTAATGGCGGCACCGGCTTAACTTCGGCTACTACGGGCGACCTGCTTTACGCTTCTGGTTCAAATACTTGGGCATCTTTAGCTGACGTCGCTACAGGTAATGCGCTAATTTCTGGCGGAGTTGGTGTTGCTCCTAGCTGGGGTAAGATTGGGTTGTCCACCCATGTGTCGGGCAACTTACCTGTATCGAACTTGAACAGTGGCACCGGCGCATCAGCCACTACATTTTGGCGTGGCGATGGTACGTGGGCAACCCCGGCAGCCGGTACCGGCACGGTTACTTCTGTAGGTATGACAGTACCGGCGTTCCTAGCAGTATCGCCTTCGTCGATTACTACGTCTGGAACTTTTGCAGTTACGTTCTCTGGCACAGCGCTCCCAACTTCTAACGGTGGTACAGGAAGCACAGCAACAACTTTCTGTAACTTGACTACCAACGTTACTGGAGTCCTACCTATTGCTAATGGCGGCACGGGACTTTCTTCAGCCCCAACTAACGGCGTGTTAGATATTGGCAACAGTACTACAAGCGGCTTCACCCGCACTACTTTAACAGCAGGTACGGGCGTCACAATATCTAACGGGGCTGGGTCTATTAGCATCTCAATCCCGCAAGCGATAACGACGACTTCCGGGGTTCAATTTGGAGCACTTGGCGTAGGTACAGCAGCCAGCGCGACAAGCGGTGAGATTAGAGCTACTAACAACATCACTGCTTACTACTCATCGGATGCGCGGCTAAAAGAGAACGTCCAGCCAATATCCAATGCGTTGTACAAACTGTCGCAAATTCGCGGAGTTACTTTTGATTGGACGCAAGAAGAAATCGAACGCGGTGGCGGTGAGGACGGGTACTTTGTACGTAAGCATGATGTTGGTGTAATCGCCCAAGAAGTTGAAGTGGTTCTTCCTGAAGTTGTTGCCGAACGAGAAGACGGATTTAAAGCAGTCAAGTACGACCGTATAGTAGCGCTGCTTATTGAGGCAGTTAAAGAATTGCAGGCCGAAGTTGCTGAACTTAGGAGCCAAGTCAAATGACGATGAACAGCACTGGTCCGCTCAGTATGGGCGGCTCAACTGTCGGTCAGTCGATTAACCTTGAATTAGGGCAGTCGGCCACCGCTACGATCAGCCTGAATGACGCTAACGTACGCACATTGCTGCAAGTACCTAGTGGCGCAATCTCTATGAGTGCGGCATATGGCAAATCCAACAGGCCCACCGCTTCTCAAACATACAGCGCTAACACAACAGGCGCGACTATAAACGTTTCTGCACTTTCTGGGTATGTGGCAGGCAGCACAGACGTCACCATCACAGTCAACGCCGGTGTTTATGTGTATTCTACAGACACAGCAGTTTACGCTTTGACCATTACCGGCGGTACGACAGGTGACACCATCACTCTTGTGAACGACGGGTTCATTATGGGTATGGGGGGCCGTGGGTACCACAACACGCTTGCTGCTACTGCTGGTGGCCCCGCACTAAATATTTCCGGTATTGGTACGACAAGTATCACGATCAATAATCAAAACGGATATATTGGTGGCGGTGGTGGGGGCGGGAACGGCGGCGCTTCCTACAGTGCTGTTGGTCGTGGAGGTGGTGGGGCAGGCGGCGGTGCTGGCGGAAATAATGCAGCAGCCGCAGCTTCTCCGGGCGCTACAGGGGCGAATGGAACGAACCTAAATGCTAACAACTCTACCGGTGGTAATGGTGGCCGTATCATGCCCGGTACAGGCGGGGCAAGCGTAGCTGGCGGCCCCGGTGTTCGCAATTTTGGTCTTGGTGGGGGCGCTGGCGGTAGCGGTAGCACAGGCCAAGATGGTGGAAGCTTATATTGGGGAGGCGGAGGTGGTGGCTACGGCGCGGCAGGTGGTCGTCGGGGATCAGGCGCAACATCGTCAGGCACATCGGGTGCCGGGGGTTCTGCTGGAAACGCGGGCGGCGACGGTTCCCCCAATCCTAGTTCTACTACGTTGGCGGGCGGTAAAGCAATTAACACATCTACCAAGACAGTTACATGGGTTGGCGGTACAGCTAGTTCTGGCAGAGCGTATGGAGCCGTGGCATGACGACATACTACATAACCGACTATACGACTGATGAAACTGTATCAGTATCGGAAGAACAGTTGTTAGATACCCTCGCGCTGTTCAAAGCAAAGCTGCGACAAAAATGTGTCGAGTACTTTCCGATTGTAAAAATAGAACAGCATGGCGCGGATACCACTTGGTCACGTGTTTTTGATTTGTTAGAAACTACCGAAGGCGTTTACAGTGTGTTTAATTACTATACTGGAACGCACGAATCAGAAGGCACGGCAGCCGAGACGCTTTCTAAACGCGCTGTGTTGGTTGAAAGATATGTGGAAGAAGCGTACGACCCTCCTTATACAATAACCACTAAAGTGGAGGTGATGCCGTGACGGTAGAGGAAAACACGTTAGGTTATTTCGGAAACATCTGGGTACGCCAAAACATGCTGGCTAAAGCAGGTGACGTAACGCGTGGGCACAAACATCATTTTGATCACGTGTCTTTGTTGTGCACAGGAAAAGTGCGCGTAACGGTTGCTGGTCATCCACCTAAAGAATTCACTGCGCCGACTTTCATCGTCATAAAAAAAGAATACGAGCACCACTTTGAAGCACTAGAAGATCAGTCTGTTTGGTACTGTGTGTTTGCTTTGCGGGATATTGACGGTAACGTCACAGACATATACAGCGGCGACAACAGCCCTTATGGTTCAGCCGAGGGGGATTTTACTGTGCTGGAAAACACGTCTATCGAGGTACCAAAGTGAGCGTAGACAATCAGCGCCTTGCTTTTTTTGGAAACGTCTGGGTGCGCCAGAACGTACTGGCTAAAGCTGGCGATAAGCAGCAAGGCCATGCGCACAGTTTTGACCATGTGACTTTGTTAGCCAAAGGAAAGGTTAAAGTCACGGTTACTGGACATGAACCAAAAGAATTTACTGCGCCTACTTTCATAGTGATTAAGAAAGAGTTTGAACACGCGTTCCAAGCCCTAGAAGATGACACTTTGTGGTACTGTGTTTTTGCTATGAGAGATGTGGACGGGGAAGTAGTAGACGTCTATAGCCAAGAAAACAGCCCGTACGGGGTCGGGGGCGGTGGTGACATGAGTCGTCTTGCTACGGTCAGCATTCTTCCGTAAGGATTAAAAATGCCTTTACAGAAATTACTTTTTAAGCCCGGGGTAAATCGAGAGGGGACTACGCTCGCCAACGAAGGTGGTTGGTTTGAATGCGACAAAGTTCGTTTTCGTTCCGGTTTCCCAGAGAAAATCGGGGGATGGGCAGTACTTTCTTACAATAAGTATTTAGGCACAGCGCGGTCGTTGTGGAATTGGATAACGCTAAAGAGCTATAACTTACTAGGGGTAGGCACTAATCTTAAGTTTTATGTTGAGAACGGTGGCGTATATTACGACATCACTCCTTTGCGTATCTCCACGGGGCCATCAGCGCCGGTGCCTACTACGGCGGTTGCGTTTGCCGCTACAACAGGTTCGTATGAAATAACGGTAACCGATGCCGCCGCTGTTGGGTTTCAAACCGGGGACTACGTTACTTTTAGCGGAGCAACTGGCATCAACGCAGAGATTACCGCAGGGGTGCTAAACCAAGAATACGAGATTGTCTATAAAACCGCCACTACGTATACTATCTACGCTCGGGCCGCAGGGACATCTATAACTACTCCCGGGCCGTTTGTTACGTCTTTATCTACCGCTTCGGGTGGTGGCGCATCAGCTAGTGCCGCATATCAAATAGCCCCCGGCGAACCCGTGTATTCAATTGGTACTGGCTGGAGTACTGGTCCGTGGAGCCGAGGTGGATGGGGTTCTGGATACACCACAGGGATAGGGCAGCAGTTACGTTTGTGGAGCCAATCAAACTTTGGTGAGCGCCTACTGTTTTGCCCGCGTGGTGGACCTTTCTATGTTTGGGACCCCGGTTCGGCTGCGGTACCGGCATATGCAACTCGCGGTACAGTAGTATCCGGTACGTATGTGCCTAGCCTAATAAATAAAATTATGGTGTCTGACGCTAGTCGGATTACTATCGCTTTTGGTTGTAACGACCCGTCTGGCACGTATGCCACAACTGTGTTAGACCCGATGCAGATTCGGTGGTCAGACCAAGAGAGCTACACAAACTGGAACCCGGCGTCTTCTGTTGGAAGTCAAGCTGGTGACTACCGACTATCGCATGGCTCATTCATTATGAGCGCATTACAGACCCGCCAAGAAATTTTGGTGTGGACCGATTCCGCTATTTACTCCATGCAATACCTAGGAATTTCTGGCGGGGTGTACGGATTTACTTTGTTGGCCGACAACATATCTATAGCTAGTCCTAATTCTATGGTTACCGCAAACGGTATCACATACTGGATGGGTATAGATAAGTTCTATATGTACTCGGGCCGAGTTGAAACTCTACCTTCTACGTTGCGCCAATATGTGTTTAGCAATATAAACATGACCCAATCCGCGCAATTTTTTGCCGGGACTAACGAAGGGTACAGTGAAGTTTGGTGGTTCTATTGCTCAAAGAACAGCAATGTAATCGACCGCTACGTCATATTTAATTACCTAGACCACGTCTGGTATTACGGCACGTTAAACCGTACTGCTTGGCTGGATAGTGCACTAAGGCCATATCCGCAAGCGGCGTTAGGGGTGCAGCGCACTACTTTGGCGGCGGCTATAAATAGCACTGCTACGACTATTCCGGTGAACAGCGCACTTAGTTACCCTAACACCGGCGTTATACAAATCGACAGCGAGCTTATTGCGTACACAGGCGTAACCACTGCGTCGTTTACCGGGTGCGTTCGTGGGTACAACAACACCATTGCGGCGTCCCATGACATAAATTCTTATGTAACTGATACAAACACTAACTATGTTGTGTATCACGAAGCCGCAGTTGATAATGGCACAACTAACCCTCCAAGTCCGATATATTCTTACATCCAATCTTCAGACTTTGACATCGGTGAAGGGCATAACTACGGTTTTGTTTGGCAGATAGTGCCGGATATTACGTTTGACGGGTCTACTACTCCTGCGCCAAACTATCCCAACGTGGACTTTATTGTCCGCCCAAGACAGAACCCGGGGTCAAACTACGGCGTGGCGGATGAGCCGACAGTTACTTCTGCGCTATCGTACGCTACCCAACAAACGTATAACGTGCAGCAGTTTACTGAGATTGTGTACACACGAATCCGTGGCCGCCAGATGGCGTTCAAAGTGGACTGCAACTCGTTAGGTACCCAATGGCAGTTAGGTGCGCCACGAATTAACCTCAGAGCGGACGGACGGCGATGACCTCTTCAGTTGTTGTTACGAACGATACAAGCCTGTTAAAAACGGTAGCGCCCGCGTTGCCGGTCGCGCCGGTCGAGTACCAAAAGAATTACCACGACCAGCTAAACAGTATATTGCGCCTGTATTTTAATCAGGTTGATAAACTAATAAGTCAGCTTACGCTTATGACCTCTACAACCGGATCAATTCCAGTATCGTTTACCGATGGTTCGGTAGATGCGTTTAACCGTTTGCGGGTTAGTAATCCGTATACGCTGTTCGATAGTCAATCTCGATATACGAGTGACACAGCGTTTGACACAAGCACCACTTCAGGCGGCACCGCCACGTTTAACTCAAACCAAAGTTCCACTACGTTAAATGTAACATCCACTATAGGGTCGCAAGCAATCCGGCAAACGTTTAGGTATTTTCCGTATCAACCCGGCAAGAGTTTATTAATAATGTGCACTTTTGTGATGGGTGCCGGGGCTGCTGGAGTGGTAAAACGTGTGGGATATTTTGACGCAAACAACGGGATATATTTTGAGCAAGACGGCGCTACATTAAATATGGTGGTTCGTTCCAGTACTAGCGGAGCGCCTGTTAATACCGTTATCCCCCAAAGTGCATGGAACGGCGATAAAATGAATGGGGCGGGTCCGTCTGGCTACACCCTTGACCCTACTAAAACTCAAATTTTTTACGTTGACTTAGAATGGTTAGGTGTAGGTATTGTAAGGACCGGTTTTGTCGTTGATGGGCAGTACATTAACTGCCACACTTTTTATAACGCCAACTCCACCCTAACTACGGTCTATATGACCACAGCAGTACTTCCTGTACGGTATGAAATAACTAACAACGCCACGACCGCTAGTTCGTTAACTCAAATATGCGCCACTGTTATTTCTGAGGGCGGCTACGAACAAGTATCCCAACAATTCTGGGCTAGGATGGCGGGAACGTCTGGAACGTTAGGTAATATACCTACCAGCAATACTTTTGTCCCACTGGTAAGCATTAGATTAAATTCTAGCCGTCTTGGAGCAGTTGTACTCCCTGCACAGTTTGCGGTGTTCCCTATTACTTCGGCTAACTATGAAGTAGCTATTGTAAGAAACGTTGCCTTAACCGGCGCGTCATGGGTAACTGGCGTTTTTGCTGATGTTGATTACGATGTATCTGCTACCGCGTTTGGTACTCAGCCGACCGGTACGCAAATCTGCCAAGTTGATTACGTATCTGCTACGGCTCAGTCGTCCAGTAATATACTGACTAGCTTGGGGTACAAGTGGGACTTGCAGCTTGGAGTATCCCTCGCCGGGGTTAGTGACGTGCTCACGCTATGTGCTAGAACTATTGGGGCGTCCGGTACTGCTAATACTATGTATGGCTCGTTTGGTTTCTACGATCTATTGCTCTAACAGGGTTTGCTATGACTACTGAAGCCAACGCATTTTTTGAGGCGCACAAGGACGACCCTTTAGCGGTCAAGTTCTACGCGGCTGCCAACAATATTCCTGAAGACCAGTATAAGTCGTATCTCGCGCCCACTAAACTTGCGGGCGGGGGGTTGGTTAGTTTTGCCGCTGGGGGGAATACCGCCCCACAGTATAAAATTTCTAGCACCCCAATACAGTACCAATTACCTTCAATCTCGGACTACACTAACGCGGTTACGCAGTTAAAGAAAACAAACCTCAAACCAGAGCAGCGAGAATTTTACGAGATACTGAAATCTACGTCGCTATCGAACATAAAAAACTACTTTGACCGTGCGGCACAAGCTGCATACGACAAAGAAAAACCGCTAGAAATTATCCTAAACCGAGTCGCAAACGGTACGGCTAGTGCTGCGGAAGTCGCTAAAGCTAAACAACTCACCACCGAATTAAATAATTTTCGTCGGGAAACTACCAAGCCTTTGTGGGACCCCCTTGGGCATATCAAAGGCCAAGCTTGGTATAAACAAAACCCGGAACTAGCAGAAGTTTTTGACGCTGGTACAGCTACGTATCTTAGTGCACATAAAGATATGGGGGACTTAATAACTTCGTTCAATACTGTAACCAAAGGCTACGTCCCGCCAAAAAATAATCCGTCTAAGGAAATGTACGACAGGGTCGATCCTAGAACTGGGTTACCTATACTAAACCGTAACGGGTTAGATGCGGTATTTAACGCAAAAGGCACTACGTCATTAGACGCCCAAACGCTACGAGACAACTGGAACGTCTATGGGTGGAACACAAAATCCGATGCGTCTAGTGCTTTACATGGCCCAGCTATCTTTGGGTTGACTTATGGCCCACTTCCGTCTCAAGGTATGATGGGTAGCCCGGGGTACGGCATCCAAGGTAACTACGAGGCTGCGGCAAAGTCTCTTGGTATGGATTTGGAGCAGTACGCTAAACCGGCTCGCTGGGAAGCAACTCCAGTTTCTGGAGGGATGGGCGCGGCTACAAACACAACCCCAGTGTTAGGCCAAAACGCCACAATCTACACCGACCCTGATACAGGAGAACGGTACATTGCTCAGTACGACCCTGTCAAAAAGCAACCTGTATATCAGATTGACGGTGTCAAACTATACAACGACATCTACGATAAGACTAAAGACCTTTATTTAGTTGCTAACGCTACTCAAGGTTCTGGACACAACCAAAAAGCCAATCACTTGGCGATACTTTATCGTGGCGATGATGAAGGTAACCTCATCCCTATCGTAAACCCAGATACTGGGCAAGCGTATTCAAAATCATACAGCGCAGTTAGGAACGCAACAAGCACGTGGTACGGAGAGCTATTTAGCGATCTCGCTTCGTTTGCGGGTGACCTGTTGTCTATGCCGCCTGTCCAGATGGCGTTGTTATTCGCTTCACCCCCCGGCACTGGAGAGTTAGCTAAAGGGCTTCAAACCTTTGCCGCCGAACAGTTAGGTACGCAATTAAGTAAGGAAGCTGCTGCGGCTATTGCTAAAGGGCTTGTAAACTTTGGCACTAACTTAGTAGCTACTAAAGGAGACTTTGAGAAGTCATTGATTTCTGGCGCTACCGCCGGAGTGTTTAATTACTACACCCCTACAGTCGTTAACAATATTGTAGGTCTAGGCGATCCTGTACAAGGGGCTAAATTTGTAAAAGACTTAGCCATAGCCGGAGGAGTTACTCCGACCCAAGCGTACAGAATTATTGAAAACGCGGGCGTAACCGCCACAAAGAACGGTGATCCAAATCAATTTATTTCTCAGATTGCCGCGCAGTTTGCTGGGGCGGTTACTTCTAACAACGTAGCCAAATTTTTAGAAGGGCAAGACAAAAAGAGTATTAACTTCTTCTCAGGAGTAGCAGGAGACTTCGCTAATCTAAGCGCTTCTGCATTGGCTAACGGTATGAGTTTGGACGAAGCTTGGTCAAAATACGGAGCGGACATTATTGCCAACCGCGTCCAAAACTACGGCGAGAGTATGTTAGATGAACTTAAACCGTCAAAAGGCCCCGCGCTGCCGCTAGATCAAGTTAATGCGCTAAACCCTCCCGGCTCCGAACCGCTCAAAGACTTAGGCACGGGGACAGATGTAATAGATTTGGACATCCCAGAGGGGTACCATCTTGCTACAGATAAAGAGATAAAAGACAACAACCTAATAGCTAGTCGTCTACCTGACGGTACCCTTGCGTACATAATACAAGACGAAGTTGGCATAAACCCAGAAGACATCCCAGAAGACCCGTATGCAGGGGTAACCGAGGGGGAAATCGATGTAGACCCGGATTTGTTGGACCCGGATGTAGGGGTAATACGCCCTGAAGACATCCCAGAAGACCCGTATGCAGGGGTAACTGACGGAGAAATTACCGTAGACCCGGATTTGTTGGACCCGGATGTAGGGGTGATAAACCCGGAAGACATACCGGAAGACCCGAACGCAGGGGTAACTGAAGGGGAGATTGATGTTGACCCAGAGTTACTAGACCCAGACGTAGACACAATCAACCCGGAAGACATACCGGAAGACCCTAACGCAGGGGTAACCGATGGGGAAATTGATGTAAACGCCGATGACTTAGCAGGCCCGGGTGGTGTTACGGGTGGAGGAACTACAGGTGGCGGGACTACGGGCGGTGGAACTACAGGCGGCGGTGGGGTAAAACCTCCAATCGTTAAACCCCCTGTCGTACCGCCAAAACCTGCCCAAACGGGGTCTAACGCTATGGCGTTGCTGTCGTTGTTACAAGGACAACAACCGGCTCCTGCCCAGAATATAACTCCCCCTGAACTGGCGAAAATAGGGTATTTTTATGATATTGGTGGGGAGGATATATTTGCTCCCGCTCAGAGTAAAAATAAAGCACAAGAAGGTACGTTCAGGCAGTTGTACTCTACAGGCGGTACGGTAGACGATCTGTTAAGAATTCTAAGGGGTTAGTATGGATGATGAAGAGCTGAGTTACGATTTTAGAATTGATTCTGACCCCGTGTATACCTATGATTCTGGTAGCGGCGGCATAGCCGATTTAGATTTAGGCGACTACTACAACATCGGCGATCTTGGCGGCGACTACGGGTACGCCCCCGGTTTTGATTACCTCGACACTGAAGCTTTAAGCGGTGGCGCGGATACAGGCGACTCAAGTTGGTTTGACACCGAAGGATTTGATCTATCTGGGCTTGAGGACTTTGATTCAAGCACTACTTCCGAAATCCCTAACCTCGCCAAAGAAGGCGAAGCCGGATATGGGTGGAAGTACTACGACAACGGCACTGCCATATCTCCCGATGGTAAGTACTACCATAATGGGGCGTTAGTTTATGACCCCACTTCTAACAGAGGTACGTTAGCTAAACTGGGTAGCGCGGGTATTGACCTCCTAAAGAAAACGTTTACTGATGACAAAGGTAACGTTAATTGGAAGAAGGTAGTGGGTGCTGGTGCAGGGATGTTGTCCGCCGCTAAAAGTATGGGCTGGCTAGGAGATAAAAGTACTAGCAGCCAACCTCGCGGATACCAAGGCAAGATACCAACTTATCAAGCGGTACGTAGCCCAGTAGCTGGGGCGTTTGCGCCGACTAAAGCGGGTGACCCTAACCGCGTTTACTTCTCTGATCTTGTATACGCCACCCCTGACAAAGCTGCCGCAGCGCAAGCCGCTACACAGGCACAAGCTAAAGGTTTGGAGGCTCTAAACCCAAAGCCGGTAATGCCGGTAACTACAATGGCAACGGGTGGTTTGGCAAACTTAAAACAAGGTACGTATCTACGCGGCGGTACTGATGGTATGGCTGACAAACTACGTACCAAGATTGATGGCGGGCAGCCTGCTGCACTAAGCCACGGCGAGTTTGTTGTACCTGCGGACGTAGTGAGTCATCTGGGTAATGGCAACTCTGAAGCTGGCGCACAGCGGCTCTACGCCATGATGGACAAAGTACGCCAAGCCCGCACAGGCACTAAGAAGCAAGGCAAGCAAATTGACCCGAACAAATATATACCCGCGTGAGGTAAAACATGGCTAACGGTACAACTGGAAGCACTGGGACTACAAACCCCGGCGATTTAACTGGCTCCCTTACAGGGCAGGAATCATCCCTATCTAACTGGGTAGGCCCATACGTAACGGACATGCTGGCTAAAGGTCAAGCGCTGTCCAATACCCCATACCAAGGTTACGGCGGGTCGCTTACAGCAGGGCCATCGGAACTGCAAACTAAAGCTTTTTCTGGTCTAGCTGGGTTGACTGTACCTACTAACCAAATGGGCGGGTTTGACGCTACCCGTATCCAGCAGTTGATGAACCCGTATTTGATGGCTTCTTTGCAGCCCCAGATCAACGAGGCCAACCGCCAAGCCGAACTGATACGCGCTCAAAATGCTGGACGCCTTGCTCAAACTGGCGCGTTTGGTGGTTCACGCCAAGCTTTAATGGAGTCTGAGGCGCAGCGTAATTTGAACCAACAGATCGCTGATATTACTGGTAAAGGTTACGCCACAGCCTACGACAGAGCTGTAGAGCAGCAGAACCAAATAAACCAGTACGGCCTTGCGGCGTTACAGAAACAAGCTGATCTTGGAGCTACGCAACGTGCTATTGAGTCTGAAGATATTGCCGCACGTCGTAAAGAGTTCGAAGCCGCACGTGACGACCCCTTCAAGAAAGTACAGTACCAGCAGTCACTATTGCAGGGCTTGCCGGTTGCGACCCAGAACTACTCGTACCAACCGCCTAGCGCACTGACTGAATTGATGAACGCTGCTGGCGGCGCACAGAAACTATGGGATATGTTCTTTGGGCCAAAAACAACAACCCCTCCGGGCTAAGGAATTACTATGATCGATCCACGAGTTGAAGAGACTGTAGCCGCCTACAGAGGTAACCCTCAAGCACTTCAGCAGAAGTATGCTGTCAGCCAACAGCTAATAGACTTGCTCGCACTTCAAAAAATTAAGTCCGAGATGGACGCCAAAGATCGTGAGATGAAACTCCGAATGGCGCAGACAGGTAAAAGGCCGCCTATTGCACAACAACTTCAGCAAGAAGTTGTAGGTAGAACCAAGCAAGAAATACAACAGCAGCTTGCAGGCACCATGCAGCAAGAAGCTATAGAGAAACAAAAAGCTCTTCAGCAAGCGGTACAAACTCAAGAGCAAGGTGTGGCTGGCCTGCCTGCGCCCGGATTGATGCCCACTAAAGCTATGGCTGCGGGTGGCATTTTAGACTTCCCAGACTCGGCAGAGTACGAAAGAAACGAAGACCAAGGGGGTATGGCTGCTGGCGGCATCGTTGCGTTTGTTAAAGGCGGCAATAAAGGGATTGAAGACGAGGAGGCTGCTAAACGTAAGCGCTTAATTGATCGTCTGTTCCCGGCTGTAATCCAAGCCGAAAGTCGTGGTAAACATCTTGATACCAAAGGCAACGTACTAACCTCCAAAAAAGGCGCACAGGGCGCGGCTCAAGTTATGCCTAAAACTTCGCGTGACCCGGGCTTTGGCGTACGTCCGGCACGTGATAATAGCCCAGAAGAAAACGAGCGCGTCGGTAAAGAGTACCTTGATGCGATGTTACGTAAGTACAAAGATGTTGACCTAGCCTTGGCTGCCTACAACTGGGGGCCGGGTAACGTGAACAAGTGGCTCGCTGCTGGCGGCGACCGCACCAAGCTTCCTGCTGAAACCCGTGCGTATATTCCACGGGTTAAAACGTATATGGCACAGCAAGAGAAGGGTCTTGGTGAGAAGTTAGCAGAAGGCATTACGTCTTTGTTCCCGTCGGCTTACGCTGGCGATAAAAACGGCTTACAGCAACTACCTCCCTTGGATACGGGTAGAGGAGCAAAACTAAAAGCTCCGGCTCCGGTGGAAGAGGAAGCCGTGTATAGCCCAGAAGGTGTGTACATGTATGGCCCTGAACCTAAACCGTACCAGCGTACAGTTAAAAAAGGTCAGCCATACGAACCTAACCCTATACTAGACGTATTGCAGGGTAAACCTAAACTAGAAACTCCTGTACCGCCTAAATCCATGCCTTACCCGGAACCGGGCGTTGCTAACGACCAACGAAAATCAATGCCGTATCCTGAAGGTATGGTGGGGCGTGAAGTAGATCCGACAGCAGGTCAGCCTGTTACTGAGGAGTCTGTTCGTGCGATGGCGGTACCTCCTGCGCCCCCTGCACCTGAAGCCCCTCCTGTACCGGCTCCGGCTCCTACCCCAGTGGGAGGTATTACCTCGGTTGTACCTAGAGAATATAAAACTCTTGCCGCACAGCAAAACAAAGTTCTTGGGCAGCGGCTAGGTGTTGACCCAGAAGAGATGGCCCGCCAGCGTGGTATTGAGTACTACCAACAAGTAGGCGTACCTACTGAACGGAATGCTGCGGACGCCGCCAAACGCCTTGCTGGACTTGAGGCACTCGACGCTGAACGGGCTAAACGTGAGCGTGAGAACGAAACCATAGAAGCTTTGTTGGGCGCTAGAGGTAGTTCGTGGCAACAAGCTCTTGGTTCTGCTGGTAGCGCTGGACTTGCGGCTGAACGTCGTAATGCTGATGTTTTGCGCCAACGTCTGATCGAAGCTAACAAAGCTAAGGACGAACTAGCCAATATTGGTTTGGACGTTAAGAAAGGCACATACGGCGCACAAACTGGCGCACGTAAAGAGTATGAAGGACAGCAAGAGAAAGCCCTAACTGAAGCTGGATTGGCGCTAGGCCGTGGTATGTCCGCAGAGACTGCGCGACTGACTAACGACGCTACTATACGCTCTAACGAGATGCTTCGTGACGCACAACTGGCGGCTACTAAAGTCCAGAATGAAGGGCTGCGCCAAGCACGGCTGGAGGCTGCAAGAGCACAAACTTTACGTGCAGTCATAACCCCATTGCAGACAGCGTTAGCTAAGATGCAAGCAGATTACAACACTCTAAGTGGTGGTAAGTTAACTCCGCAGCAGACGGCAGACATAAAAGCACTGGAAAAAACAATTGAGCTTAAGAACATGGAGATCAATGACCGCTTTGAAAAATTAATGATTGGCGGCGACGGTGCAGACGTAAGTGGGTTTAAAGTAGAACGAGTTAAATAAGAGGCGCTCATGGCGGTCTATCAGATCACTGCCCCCGATGGTGCGGTATACCGAATCACCGGGCCTGAAAACGCTCGTCAAGAAGACCTGATCCGGGCGGTACAAAAACAAACCCAGCAAGATAGGTACGCCAAGATACAAGCAGAAATAGCTGCTTTGCGTCAGCCCATACCAGAACCGCCCAAAGAACCTACCGTTGGTGGGCAAGTCAAAGAAGCTTTTAAAGGTATCATCCCCGGCGCGGCGGGTTTGGTAGAAACTGCGGGTGCAGGTATTGCCGCGTTGCTGCCTGAAGATTTAGAAAAAGCTGCCCGCTCTAAACTACATGACATAGTCAAGTCGGTGTCTGATCCGTTTGCCCCTGAAGCTGGGTACGAAGACACGATAGGCCGCAACATTGGTCAGGGACTTGGCTCAACCATCCCGTTCTTCATGCTTGGTGCGCTCGGCCCTGCGGCTAGGCTTGCCTCCGTTGGTGTGGCAGGTGCAGCGGGTGCAGGTGAAGCTAGACAAGCTGCGGAAGCTAAAGGTGTTTTTGGGGAAGAACGTGGTCTTGCTACGGCGCTGGGTATTGCGCCCGGTCTGATAGACGTTGTTGCTCCTGAACTTCGGGTAGCAGGTAACTTCATTAAACGCGCTCTAGTTAAAGGTGGCGTTGAAGGTGCTACGGAAGCCGCGCAAAGGGTTGCGCAAAACCTTATCGCTAAAGGTATATACGACCCAAGTCAGCCTATCCTTGCCGGGTCTGGCGAAGAAGGCGCGTACGGTGCTGGCGTTGGTGCGTTGGCGAGCTTGTTGGTTGATGCTGCGATTGGTCGGCGTGGTAGGTATGGACGTGGTACTACCGGAGGACAAGAACCAGTAGGTGAACAACCTCCACCGGCGGGCCTGCCGCCTACCGCAACACAGGGTGACTTGTTCCCAAGTGAATTACGCGCTGCTGAAACGGCAGCTATGCCCCCTGCGCCGCCCCCTGTTGGTACACAGGGTGAGTTGTTTACACAAGAGCAGGCTCCTGTACCAGAAATAAAAACCGAACAATACGGACAGCCCGGACAGGGCGACTTGTTTGCTACGCCCCCTGCGGAAGAAACCCGCACGATGCAGCAACCCGATCTAGTCGATCAAGCAGAAACAGCGCAGATCGAAGAGATGATGCGGACGGAAAAGATCGCCCCCGAAGTTGCGGCTAAAAACGAAGCGGAACTCCAGAGGGTACGTGAGGCCAATGCGGCTAAACAAGAGCAGGAGCGCCTCAAATTTGAATCTGACCTAGCCGAACTAGATGGTAGGTTGAAGGCTTCTGAGGTTAAGACTGCTGAAGAAAAGCGTCTTGCCCTGTTGTTGCCGATCATAGAAGACGCCCAAATTAAAAACATCCCCGGCGAATTCAAAGGAGCGCTTCTTAAAGCTGGATACCCAAACACACAATTTACTGAGCGTGAACGCAATCTGATACAACGTGCATACGATGTACGTAAAGCCGAACCTGAAGCCCCGGAGGTAGAGCCTTCCGCTCCGTCAACTGAGACTGAGGCCCAGCTTCAAGGCGAGGTCAAGGAGAAACAAGCTAAGGTACGTCAGCCAGAGCAGCTACAACTGCCCGGAGTACCTAAACCTAAAGTTCCTGCTGCGGTCGAAGAACAACCAGAAGCCCCCGCACCGCTTGCGCAAAAGCACTTTGACATCTTAGGAATTACTAAAGCCGCGCCGCTGCGGCAGAGGCTAGAAGGTAAAGACTTCAGCGTGGCTGCGGATCGTGAACTTATCCGGCAGGAATTCCAGCAGTACATGGAGAATCCAAGAATTGCTGCGGGTACACGTACTAAGCTACAAAATCTATTAGCTTCTCCCTTGTTCCGCACACAGGGTGAGATGTTTGGCCCTAAAGGTGGAGTGCTTAAACAGGAGACTAAAAATGTTCCAACTACCAAACCTAAGCCTACCCCAACTGGAACTAGCACTGCTGATACTGGAACAGGAGTTCCCGGAGGTACCGAAGGAACTACAACACCTCCAAGTGATGGAGTGGGCGGCGCTGGAGATGTTACTACACAGCCTAAAACTGGAAAAGGAAAGAAGCTTGCTGCACTGAAAGAAGAGAAAAAAGAATCTAAACCTTCCAAACCAAAAGAAACCAAGCCAACGGAGAAGAAAGAAGAGAAGCCAAAGGCAGCTAAGAACCCTATGCAAAAACTAGCCACCTACGCCTATATGGCAGTGGCTGGTGAGGACAAAGCCAAAGCTATCGACTTCCTTGCTGCCGATATATACAACGCTTCGTACCCACAGAAAAATGCGGCAGCCGAACTACGCCGTATAACGAGCGACCTTTTAGCTGGCAAAATGTTTGAAAAGGTCAAATTCGGTACTGAAGGCGACTTTGCCCCCGGTACTGGCGGTAAGTTTGGTAAGGCGTTCTACGAGTCATTAAGTGAAGCTGACCAAGCGGCGCTGATCAAACGTCTTGAGCATTACTTTGTTACTACTGAATCTAAAGCTGCGGTTGCGCTTGCTAAGTTTAACAAGCAACAAAACATAGCTCGCGCAGAAAAAGAGTCTGTTGAGCCGCCTGATGAATTTGATCTACTTGTTAGTGCTGAATTAACTCGCCAACTGCACCCTGCTGCGGTTGACGCGCTACGCGCCGGTAATGTACTTGAAGCTCTACGTATTATCGCTAACCAGAATCTAGGCCGTGCGTCTACTGTTGCAGATAAGTTGGCAGGTGTAATCGGTAAGACTAAAGTTAAGTTCGTTAAGAACTTAAAGAATGAATCTGGTCAGTCTGTTGCGGGTATGTATGATCCTAAGACAAACACGATTAGTTTAAGCGAAAGCACTGGCCTCAATGTGCATACGTTCTTGCATGAGGCAGTCCACGCAGCTACGTCAAACACACTCGCAAACAAGTCACATCCTGTTACCAAGCAACTAACCCAACTTTATAATGATGTTAAGGGTTGGCTTGATACTGCATACGGTGCAACATCTTTGGATGAGTTTGTATCTGAGGCTATGTCGAACCCTGAGTTCCAAGCCAAACTGCAAGCTATCAATCCTAAAGGCGACAAGATCACTGCATGGCAGCGGTTTGTAAATACGATTGGTAACTTCCTGCGTCGCATGGTCGGCATGGATACCAAACCATTAGGTTCGGCATTAGATGCTACAGACGATTTAGTTATTTCTATATTGGCTCCGGCTCCTGATAGGCGTAACGCTGGTGCGTTGTACATGGCATCTGTTACAGGTAACAGCGGGCAAGTGTTTAAGAACCTAGACGCGGCGTACTTGAACTCCCCCCGCCTACAAGAGAACATAGACGGTATCCATGAGTTCTTGACCGGAAAAGTATCTGATAAAGTAAAAGATATTGTGCGTTCTGCACTACCTTTGCACGCGCTCGTTGACGTAGCTAAGACCTATATACCAAAAGCCCCACTGGTAGATCGCTTAGTGTCTGAACGTGCGGGAAGCGAAAGCTTACGTAATCAGTCTATTGAACCGATTCTGGCTAAAGTTGAGACATGGGCTACCAAAAACCCCGGCAAGCTCGATGCGTTTAACGCCACTGTCTACGATAGTACGCTGGCACAAGTTGACCCAACCAAGCCAAGAGACGCGTACAAAGAACCAGAACAGCAAAAAGAGTGGGATGCAATGCAAGCCAACCTCAAGGCTATTGGCCCTGACGGTGTAGCGCTGTATAAGACTATGCGGGACACGTACAAGAAGTTGTACGATGAGATTGTACGTATTGTTAATGCTCGTATTGATGCCACTACTGAAGACAAAGAACGCGCAAAAGCTGTCAAGACCGAAATCTATAGCCGCTTGGCGGAACGGGGTGGACTCGATCCATACTTCCCGCTGACCCGTGAAGGTCAGTACTGGCTGTCGTACCACGCCAAGAACCCACGTACTAATACGATGGAACTGTATGTGGAGGCGTTTGAAACCAAGCGCGGGCGTGAGCGGGCAATAAAAGAGTACGAAGCTGCTGGCGCTACGAACGTCCAGAAGTTTGCTAACCTATCCAGCATTAACTACCGTAATGCCCCGCCCACGTCGTTTATCAACGGCGTACTGAAAACGCTAGAAGCCAACAAGGTAAACGCGGACGTAACCGAAGAAGTTATGCGGTTCTTCTTGTCTACGCTGCCAGAGACTTCATTCGCTAAAGCTTTCCAAGCACGTAAAGGTACGTTGGGCTTTAAGGAAGATGCGGTTCGTGCGCTGCGCCAGAAGACTATTAGCATCTCTCGCCAGCTTGCCAACATGGAGTATGGTGCGAAGTTATCGCAACTCCGTGACGATATAGAGAAAGAGTTTAGAGCCGCCGGTCAGCCTGAAGATGCCAAGCCATACGTTGATGCGCTAAACGAACACATTCAGTTTGCTATCAGCCCACAGATTCCTAAGTGGTCAAAGATTGCTAGGTCGTTCGGTTTTAATATGACGTTGGGCTTTAACGTATCGTCAGCCGTAGTCAACGTGGCACAAGTACCGTTGATCGTAGCTCCTTATCTTGGTGGTAAGTACGGTACGGTAGCTGCAACAAAAGCTCTTGCTAACGCTACACGTATTTATACTCAGAGTGGGTTCCAGCGTGACGTTAAAACGTTTGTACCTGTAGATGGTAAAGAGAAGACCACCGTCAACGCCGCCCCTTCTTTGGATAACTATAACTTCGATGCCAAAGATACACCTGAAGATGTTAAACGTTTGAAAGTTTTGTCGGACGTCGCAGGCAGACTTGGGCAGCTTAACCGCTCACAACTTTACGATACGTTAGAAGTTACTGATTCAAAAAGCAGTATGTTGGATCGGATCAACGCCGCGTCTGGCTTTGTCTTCCATCACGGCGAACGTATGAACCGCCAGATCACAATGATCGCGGCATACAACCTAGAGCTGGACAAGATGAAAGCAGGTGGCCGTAAGATAGACGAAGCGGCTATGATTGAAGCGGCTGAGAATGCCGTGTACATGACTGAAATGACTAATGGCGGTACATCTGCCGCTGCTGCCCCCCGGATTGCACAAAGCGGTTTAGGCGCAGTTATGTTCATGTTCAAACGCTACGGCGCGTCCATGTACTACTTGTTGTTCAAGACTGCTAGGGATGCTCTCCGTGGTGCCGACGGTCAAACCCGCGCAGCGGCTATGCGGCAGATCGCAGGCATATATGGTTCGGCTGCATTGTTTGCTGGTGCACGTGGCCTGCCAATGTTCGGCATGGTAGCCATGCTATACAACATGTTTAAGGATGATGACGAAGATGACTTCGACACAGCCACCCGTAAGTTCTTGGGTGAGGGTGTGTACAGCGGGGCAATCAACGCCACCACTGGGCTAGATATTGCATCTCGTATTGGCTTGAGTGACTTGATCTTCCGTGACCAGAAATACTCTGAGTCTACTTCCGTTGTTGCCTCGTTAGCCGAGACGATGGGCGGCCCGGTTTTCGGTGTAGCCAGCCGCATGGAAAGAGGTTTGAAACTTATTTCCGAAGGGCATACCGAGCGCGGTATTGAGGCTATGCTGCCCTCGGCCATCGCCAATATACTAAAAGCCCACCGTTACGCCACTGAAGGTACAACTACCTTGCGGGGTGACCCTATTACTGGGGACGTAGGGGCTTGGAACGTATTCGCGCAAGCGTTCGGTTTTGCCCCCGCAGAGTACACTCGCCAGCTTGAAATCAACGCGACCGAGAAAGGTTTAGACAAGTCGGTTAACGAGAAGAAGACTAAGCTGCTCCGACAGTTCTATGTGGCAACACGTTTTGGCGATACCTCCAAAGCACAGGAGGCCCTCCAAGATTTGATGAAGCTACAGAAGAAACACCCCGGACTTGGGATTGACGCCGACACGATTATCACTTCGATGCGGCAACACGCTAAGACGTCCGCTACCATGTACCACGGGATTACGTTAAGTAAAGGTATGCGGAGTGAGTTGCTACAGAACGCTCGTGAGTTCGATGAAGGCTACGGCGACATCTACGAGGACGTTATCAACCCGTTTGATGAGGACTAAAAAAACCCCGGCTCTAGGCCGGGGAAACTCCTCGGGGTGAGGAGAAGCGAGAGACGGCCACGCCGTCGATTTGATCCTATCATAGAACTCGCCAGAACCGCATACCCAACTTCCCCGATTCAATCCGCTCCCATCCAACAACCCTGAACCCACGCCGCTCGGCCTCTTTTGTCATCTGCTTACGCAGCTTGGTCAGGTTTATTGCTGGAATGAAAACTGATCCTCCGATAACAAGGTCGTGCCATGCCACGAAGATAGGAACTCCATCAGGTTGGATCGGCGACATTTATAACCGGTAGTTCGTCATCACTAAACTCAGTGCAGTCCAGAACCCAGACGTCGGCGGAGGGCAAGTTCATGTTGGTACCTTTACCCATACGTATCTTTTTAGACACCGCCTTAGTCTTACCTTCCTTCAGCCCATTTACTAGCGCCGAATAGTTGTGTTGGTTACGAACACACCACTGCTTTAATGGTTTTGGCAGGATGTACATTTTCTTAACGTCGTACTCATATCGGGCGACCAGCGTCATCCTCGGCGTAGCGTCTGGAACAATAAGATGTTCTAGCGCATCTGCGTTGGAACCACGGGCGTCGTCAGTGCTACGTATACGCAATACGTTGTTATAGTTCTCGGACAAAAAGCTGGCTAGGAGGTCTTCGACCGTGCCGCTCATTTGCTCAATCTCGCCCTTCGCCGTGATCAACATTTCAATGACCCATGCCACAAGCGCGGGGATGTCGAAGTTAACCAAGCCGACTCGTTTGGCGATAATCGATCCTGTAATACTCGATGCTGCCTGAACTGACCAGAACCGGTGTGGTTGGGACAGCCCTGCTGCAATGTCAATACGTCTTTGCGTGTCTTTAAATAGCTCCTGAACTTCAGATAAGTTTTCGATCACATACCGCATGTACGGCATACACGCGTGACCGTAATGCTGAGTGATTGCCACGCTCAGGTCGTCCGTTTCTGCTTTGGAATCAAACTTATGCGGCTCAACCCGGTACTCAAGTACACGCCCTGCTTCTGCTTTCGGTACTGCTTTGTACAAGCTGACACGCTCTAGCAAGCTGGTGTTCCCTGTGCTGACCGCGTTTGTGTGCCACGGCGCTCCACGGAATCTTTCTTTATTACCCTCACCAGATAGTCGGTTACGCTGCAAGCCGCCAGTGATCTGATACATCATATCGCTTGCGTCTTTAGGCTCGATGTTGGTTAACTCGTCGAACACGGCAAAGACGTTCTTCAACATCTCAAGGCGGTTCATCTTAGAGTTAGGGGTATCTCGCTCCTGCATGATCAGTTGATCAGGGTTCCCCCAGATACCAAGTGCTGCTTTCGATGCGGTGGTTTTACCCACACCTGTATCTTTACTGTACATGTGAAACAGGCTTGCATTGACCGGGGTGAACGCTACCAGCGGCGATCCAAAACTCAACCCAATAACGTATTGATGAAGCTCCATTTTGGGACGGTTATAGAACTCCATGATCCCTCGCCACCCTTCAATAGTCCCTTTACTTTCAAACGCCGGGAACAATGTAGCCGTGGATTTTGACGGTGGGTTTATGTCCACGCGGTCGCCACGAATGTCTTTTTCACCTACTATGAATGCAACTTTACGATCATCTGTCCAACCAAATTGACGGTGTGCTATATCTGCGGATGTCGTAGCTTGCAGCTTATTCACCCATGAATTTGTATACGACATAAGTTCTCCCATATCCAACACCGCAACCCCTTTAGGGGCGACACTCTTTCTAAACTCATCTTTAGATAGCAAGTTAACCAATGGCACCGTAAATTCTCTTACGCCATCTTTGGGTAGATGCAGCCGCATAACAACTGACTCTCCAACATCCGGGTCGTTCAAGCGCCGAGTGATGTACATATCATTGTGGTACACGGCCACTTCGATAGGATCACCCTCTTTATCTTTGGCTTTCTTAAACACTCCCCCCGCCTTGCCACGGAAGTAAGGGGCTGGATACTGTGGTATTACGTAAGTCTGTAGCGGTATCTCAGTGTTTATTTCTGGGCGATCTTGAACAATGTTGTCTTCTTCGCTTGCTTCTTGAACCTCACGTCCGAGCACAATCGGACTACCAAACTTGCCTTTAAACGGACAATTGCCGCACACCCCGGGGTTATACTCATCGAACGTTGTGCACCGGTATGGCCCTTTGATTGGTGCTACACGCTTCTCAGTTATTGTTGGATCGTAGTCAGGATGCCCCGACGATATTTTATGTATTGCCTTCTCACCATCTGTACAGAACTTGGCTACCGATAATGCAGCGATCCATAGTGGGTAGCTAATCTTGTCTCGATTAGTGTACGCGTACCCCAACTGTGCGCAGCCTTTACCCGCTGCGGTCTTCTGCATAATCAGCTTGAACGAATTACTATAGCTACCTGCTAACGCATTGGTAACGTCATCCATTACGTTCGGTACATACTTACCGCCGCTTACGGTAATATCTTCGAAGCACTCAGCGAACTTCTCCAAAGATACGGAGGGAGCAAATTCCCCTAATACATCTACGTTTGACGGCGGCGTGTCTTTGTAATTCAGCGTACCCGGCACACGCAATATACGTGCTGCGTCCGACGGAACTGCGGGGTCAACTATTAAGTTGTTTAGCTTACATGCTTCCTTAAGTTTCTCCGCTATAGGTAACCAATCATCTACCGATATAACTTCGGTCAACGCCCAGTACGCATGAATACCCCTACCGGAATTGACCAGTGTGGGTTTAGGTAAGGACATTACTTTGCAAAATTTGCGTAGTTCGGCGAGTCCTGTCGCTTGGTCTATGTACCCTTCGATCCTACCGTATTGATTCGGTACAGCCTTTGTCGGGCCGCAATCGATGTCCAGATAGAACGCTTTCTTGTGTTTTACATTAGCAGCCTTACTCGATTTATCAGTTTCGAACGTGGCGGTTGAGAAGTACGCATTTAACCCATTCTCCGATATTTCTTTTGCCCGTTCATACGCTTCCTCGATAGACGAATGCAACTTCCGCACTGTTTCCTCAGTCTCAAGATTGATACTGATAGTGCAGTAGTAACCTTCATCACTCAGGACTGACTTTAAGAATTCTATTGTTTGCATGTCCGTCCAGAGAAAGAAAAGGTGGGGTACTCGCTGCGTCTGCCTTGATCACAGACCGTGTTAATCAAATTGGCAGCATCCGCTTTCCCCCATGAAGATTAGTCGTCCCAGTTATCGACCAGATTCGCCAACTCAGGTGCTGGCTCGGCTGACTTTTTGGATGCAGCTTTCTTCGGCTCTTCAACTTTCTCTGCTTCGGCTTTAGCCTTAGTCTCGACTTTCGGCTTCTGTTCGAACTCTTCGTCCGCGCCCTCTTCTTTAGCTTTAGGTGGCGCGACGATAAACGACACAGCTTTTTCAGCTTCGGGGGAGTCTTTTACATCCTTGACTGCTTCAAACTCTTCTTCAGTAATGGGACGTACTGGCTTGAAGAACAGCTTAGGTGTCGGGCTATTGATGTCGAAACGCATCTCAGTAACCACGCCGACCACTGGTGTGTTGTGCGCTTTCAAGTGACGACCATAAGCTTGCAACGGCAGCTTGCCTTTCTCGCCTTCACCAAACACCGACGTAGCAGGCAGGATAACCTGTGCGACTTTACGACGATCTGTCTCACCTTCTACCAACACAGCAATACGCTGCTGGTAACGACAGGCTCGCCCTTCGCCTTGACCCGAACCCTTGATGTTTTGCTTGCAGTCCATGCAGCGGTTAGCTTGCTTTTGTTCCGCAGGTACGACATCAGCGGGGGTCTGGTTGTTCACAGACCAGCATGTTGGCGAAGCGTTTTGACCTTCAACGTATGCGCCCTCGTAATATGAACGGTACACATTCGGTGCGGCTTTGACGATAATCACATTCATCGCACGTTCTTCGCTGACGCGTACTTCTTTGTTACCCACCATCTCGCGGAATGCGCCGCCTTTGATAGAGATACGGTACTGACCAAGATCATCACCGCCGCCAGCAATTGCGTTCGTGCTATCGTCTTGCAGTTCCTTCAGGTAGGCAGGAACACCGCCTTTAAACAGAGCTATATCACTCATCTTCGCTTCTCCTAGATGTCTTCATCGGGGTTAAAATCCAACTCTAATTGATTAGGGTTGGCTACTACTGCTACTTTCGGTTCAGGTTGCGGTGCTTCGTTGCGCAACGCTGCCTCGATCTCAGGAAGCCTGAAGCGGTATGTGTTACCCAACTTCAGGTATGTACTTGGAGGGATGCTGCCCCCTCGTATCCAGCCTCTGACGGTCGATACCGACACGTTAAAGTACTTCGCTACTTCGCTTATTGTTACGTAGTGTTGTTCCATTATTTCTTCCTCACCGTAATTTGATATTCGCTGTCAATGTTCAAGCCGGGTGGCAACTTATCCGGGTTTTGTTCTATCCATGCTTGGATGTTCCCTTGATGCAGCCGCTTCTCATACACTTCAGGAATTTTGTGCTCCAACACAAACTGCCCCATCGCTTCCCAGTTGTTAGTCCAGTACCTTCGTTTGATAGTGCGGTAGAACAAACCAGATTCGGTACGAACGCTTTCTAAGTTTTGTTCTTTGCAATAGTCAAGCAGGGCACGTTTGACTTGTTCAATTTGGGCGTCGATTTCTTCCAGCTTCTTGTCGTACTCCGCAGCGATCTCGTTCTTCGCATTGCGCATCTTCAGATACACACGAACTAATTTTTCTACGGGTACGGTAGGCTTCTCACTTTCCATCTCGCTTCTCCCTATTGTTGGGCTTTGTAATTTAGTGCCGCCTATTACTTTAGTCAAGCAATTCTTTGTAAAGGTCTACAATCTTTGTGTGAATATCAATTTTACTATCTAACATTTTGTAAATATATTTTTCTGCATTAGAACCTTGCAGACGAATAACGACTGATGGGTGTCGTTGACCCGGCCTATGCACTCGCGCATTAGCTTGTGCATACGTCTCTAGCGAACTCGTCGGCCCCCACCAAACAACTGTGTCCGCAGCGGTTAACGTGACACCATGCGCAGCGGACTGTGGTTGTATTACGAGGACTCTCGGTTCCGGTGTATCTTGGAATCGTTTGAAGATGTCGGTGCGTTTTGCTGCTGAAACATCGCCGCGAATTATCTCTGCGCTGATACCATCTTCGATAAGCTTGGCAGTGATTAAATCAATAGCGTGTTTGAATGGTACGAACACAAGGACTTTGTTGTTCGCCTCTTCGATGACTTCCTTCAGCACAGCGTAACGGTTTTTGATGTCGAACTCAATAGTTTCTTTATTGTCCGAGTACACCGCCCCGCAAGATATTTGCAGTAGCTTATTGAGGTTGACCGCAGCATTCACAGCAGTTATTTCTTCTCCTGCCGCTTCCATAGTCATGCGGTTCTTCATCAACGCATAGTACTTTTGTTGCTGTTTAGTTAGCTGCACTTCTCGGTTGACATAGGTCATCTCAGGCAGGTCAAGGCACTCGTCTTTGGTGAACCTGATAGCAGGTTGTAAAGCATTGAACACTGTCTGCAATGCTGTCGGCTTTGGAATCCATCTAAACTGCCCGACCTTGTACATCACCATATCTTTAAACGCTGTAGCAAATCGCGGTACGCCGCTGGGGTTAACCAGCTTGGCTAGGCCATACGCATCTACTGGCGACTGTGCAGCAGGTGTACCTGTCAACATCCACAACCATGTGTCTGGCTTGACTAGGCGGTTCAATGTCTTCCAGCGCACTGTCTGGGAGTTCTTGTAGGCGTTAGCTTCATCGACCACGATAAGGTCAAAGCCACCTTCCGCAATCGCATCGGACACGATCTCAACGCCATCGTAGTTAATGATGACGAACTCAGACGTACCATTGATTATTTCTCGGCGTTTTTCCGCCGCGCCGTAGGCGATGTCCACTGAACGGTGCATGGCAAAATTAAACAGATCGGCACGCCATGCAGAGTCCATGATAGACAAAGGACAGATAACTAATACGCGCCTAACTTTCTTCTGTTTCATCAAGTAATCCGCAGCCCATATCACGCTACCGGTTTTACCTGTGCCTTGCTCATTCAGGCAGAAGGCCCTTTTGTGTAATGTAAGGAACGACGCCGTTGTTTTCTGGTGTTCAAAAGGCTTGTGTAGCCCCGGCCAGTTGTATTGGGAAATGATGGGGCTTGGTACATTCCTGATCTTTAAATTCTTTAGCACCTGCGCTTCATCCAGACCCCAGTGTACAAGCACCTTGCCCCCTCCGAGTTCTTTGCTCTTTGGTATCACGGACGTGACTTTGTCTGGGTTGCGTAGCTGTAGGAGTAATGCTTTGTTTTCTATTATTTGCATAGTTTAGATAAAGAGGAATAGGCAGAACCGGGTGTCCAGTTCTGCCTACGTACAACAATTAAATTCGTTGATTCCCGCGTAGGTGTCCGCGTGTCAACTGGTACGGTTATAGGGTTTAGACTTCGTAACTAGCCCCCGACTATCCACTCGTACCTTACGATAGCCGTATTCTTCAGCAAGTACCCAAGTAGCAGCCTTGCGAACTCTAATTTATTCTCGAACTAAGCCTGCGTCAACAACTATTTTGCTTTTTTATGTCCGTTACGCGAACGATTTTTTGACGGCGCTTCGAGATAGTATCCATCAGCGTTCGTACCCCCTTTTGCTAACGCTTTAACATGCGATACATCTTTGCCTTTACGACTTACGCCTTTCTTGTCCAACGCTCTACGTGCACGTTGACGCTCCATGCGGTCAGGTAGTTCCCCGCGCTTTTTCTGCATCTCGTATTCGTGCTTGTACGGTCTTGGACTCTTCGTATAAGGCATTACGCTCTCCCATTGTGGGAACAACTCAGTACCGAACAATGCTTCCTGCACAGGCCGCTCGGCTTAGGGTTCCACACGTCATTATCGTATGCGATCTTAATCCTGCTATGCGACTTAACCCACTTAGACCACGTGGCGTCTTGGTTCGCAGAATCGTACTTACCCTTAACAAACGCGTTACATACTACAAACGCCAGCCCCCCTTTGACCTTCTTGATTTCAGGGAAGTGTTTGAACACACATAATGCCATAAGTTCTAGCTGGTCAGGGTCAGCATATTTGGCTGACTTGCCAGTTTTATAATCGACTACCCGCGCTTCGCCTTTCCCCCGATCCAGTATCAACAAGTCGGCAATCCCCCTGAACCAGACGTTCTCAGCGTCAAAGGCGCAAGGCTGCAAGTCTTCCGTGATGCCCATCTCGTACTCGCACAACTTCTCGCCCGGAATCTGCTTGAGGTTATCAAGCACTGGTTTCACAAAAGAAAACGCAGCGGGCAAAGGCTCGTCGTTCTTAATGTAATTCTCTGCTGCTTCGTGGAACCTTGTGCCGTACAGCATAGCTTCAGTCTCAGGCTCGACCACATCCTTCAGTACTCTAAGATGAAAGTACTTACGAGGACACTGCTCAAACAACTTGATGCTGCTGTACGACCACTTGATAGTCATCGACGAAACCCCCCTTTGGTAACTCTTCCAGACTGCCCATGCTCGAACCTAGCTGATCGGGCTGCTGCGTAGGCATCGTATACCTTGTGGTAATACTTGTACACGTGTACTCGCCGCGTCTCTACCCGCCAAAGGTTAGGATCGGTGTCCGCTCCACAATCTGGCTCTAAGGTTAGTAACTCTGTAAGGGAATTCCCCTGCCGCAGCACGTCCATATAGTGCGGGGTAAACATAGCCCACGACCTAGTCAACCCTTTGTAGTGCTGAATAATAGGATGAAAGTACGCATTACTCTGCGAAGCTTCTGGGATTTCCCCCAGTAGCAATAACCCATTAACTGGGTGTGCGCCGTAAGAGTCCGCGAAATTAGGGAGTACGCCACCCCAATCGTGTAGGCGCACTTGCCGCTCAAAGTCCTTTACCAACCCATGAGGATCGCCTTTGACTTCGACAAATATATCTCCAAGCTCGACCCCGGCTTTAGTCCAGTGGCGACCACCGTACCCGGGCAGCACAAAGTCAGGTAGGTACATCTCCCCATTGGCTGTTTTGTACCCCTCGCTCTCATACTTCCACTCGATACCTAACGTATCAAAGAACACCGCCCACCTAGCTTCCAGCCTAGAACGAAATAAGTACCCTTTGTACTCTGTTTCTATAGCTTGTATCTGGCTCATCAGCACTCTCCGTAACTGACTCCCACACCGCTTTCGCAGTTAACAGGTAGTCCCGCAGCCCAATCGGGCGTCCAGCGCATACAGTCCTCGACGTACTGTCGCGCTTCCTCTACTTCCTTATCTAGCACCACACATGCTATCGCATCATGTACTGTCAACACAACCCTGTATTTCTTAGAAATACGCAGCATCTGCTCCCCGATGATACAACGTGCTATTCCCTGACACACGTTCTCGATCACCTTTCCGCCGTAAATACGTGTTCTACCCCTACGTGTTTTATACGTAAACTCGACGCCGTTTTCTCCAGCTTCTGCTTTGAGGTCGTCATACCTTAACAACAAACCGCTTGGCAGCATGATGGCGCGTTCTTTGGGGATGATCTGCAACACCCCGGCCCGCCCTAGCGGTGCGCCCTCTCCCCTAGACATGTTAACGATTGCCTGTTGGGCTTCCTTCCACAACGCCGATATGGCGAAGTTCGCCTTGCGGTACACGTCAATGATCCTGCGGCACTCATCCAACGGCAACTCTACAGGCGGGTTGGAGTTCTTCAGTGCGGCTTGGAACTTGACCGCGCCCATCCCATACCCTGCGCCCAAGATTGTTGTCTTTCCGACAAACCGCTCCTGTGGGGTAATGTTCTCTTCCTTCTTGCCGTAGATCGTCGCCGCCATTTTGCGGTACACGTCTTCCTTGTTGGCGAACGAACGCACGATGTCATCCTGCCCTGCCAGCCATGCCAGCACCCGCGCCTCGATCTGAGAAGAGTCGGCGTCTATTATCTTGTGCCCCGGCGGTGCTTTGATAGCCATCTTCAGCTTACCCGCGTTCTCCCCTCGGCTCGGCAAGTTCTGTAGGTTGATCTTGTCATCGCCACCCCACCGCCCAGTGTGCGCCGCGTAGTACTTAACTGGCACGGGCAGCGTTCCACGTGAAGCAATTCCTATGAACCTGTCGGTACGTGTTTCCTCTAGGGTACTCTTGACCCCTAGCCGCGCTGCTACTAACGCCTGTACTTCGGGCTTCGGGTGAGATGCCAAAGCTTTGAATTCCTCATCATTCTTTGCCAACGCGAGTGTTTCCTTTCCAGTTGTTGCACTGATTTTTACTGGTGGCTCAATTTTTAACGCTCGTAGTGCATCTGCAAACTTGTTATTGGATAGCAATACTTCCTGTGCCTCATGACGTGGAATCTTAAGCTTGTCATAGAGGGCTTCCTTCTTGTTGAAGATGTCGGCTTTATGCTGCTGTAACATAGGAATGTCCAAGCGCAGCACCGGCTCGGTGAACATCCTTAGCGTTAGGTTGATAAGGTGTAATTCCTTCTTCGGGAACCCGGGGAGCATCTTGTTAAATAATTTATAAGTTAGCTCCACGTCATTCACACAGTAGTCGCCGTAGTCCGACAACTGCTGCTCGGTGAAGTCCTCTCGGCGCAGACCCAACGCCCACTTAGTAGCGTCACCCTTTTGCCCTAGACCGTACCTCTCAGTCAGTGCGCCAAGCGACCCGCCCACCTCGACCCCATGAATCGCCCGACCCATGCACAGGGTATCCATCCAGAACTTAGGCTTTATGTCGAAGTGCCAATTGAGTATCGCCCCATCGAACATAGCGTTATGCGCCAGTGCGACAGAGTTCTCCCAATCAAATGTGTCCAACCATTGCTTAAGCTGATGTGCTGTACCAGATGCCCACTCGGCAGGGGCGTCGCCGTTCTTAACTGATACGCCGATAACGTGAAACTGTGGATCACGTATATATTCTTCTGTAGTTTGCTTTGCAAAACCTACTTCTTTGCTGAAGTAAGTTTCAAAGTCAACGGTTATTAGTTTCAAATGTTACCCCCTAATTTACTTTCCATACTTGCTCTGTAAACTATAAAGTTATGCTTATGTCCAAGCTTGACCATTTCTTCAGAAATAGCTGTTACCACTTCTTGCTTTGCTGCACTACTTAAAGGGTAAAAACTAGCTATGCGAACGGCTATGATTACATCGTCTGTGGTTGCTCGCGTCATGAGTTCTTCTCCTTGAGCTTGGCTTCAAGCGCATACACCATGTCGATAACGTATGGTCTGTTAGCTAGTGATATTTCTCTTGCTTCTTCTGGTGTTAACCCAACCCATTCGCGCTGTGGTGGGGCGGTGTAAAGTAGCGTTCCATCTGGCAGTTGCTTTCCAAACAACCAAGCAATGTTTTGCCTTTCGTTGTAGTTCACTTGCGCCACCGGCTCCTGCTCTGGCTGCGCTAATCGAGTGCGTAGGGCATCAGTCACGCCGTATTCACAATTTCCATCAAGTTCCGCTGTTATTAACGCATCAAGCGCCTGCTGCATTAGTTCTCTGTCGTTCATGGCATCAACTTCCAAGGATTAGGACTTGCTAAATACTTCTTCATGTTGTTCTCCTTCAATGTGGGCGGCATACGGGTAGCAAGTATTGCCAATGATTCAGGATTATCCAGCAGCCAAATCATGTCGTTGTAATCAAACTCCCAACGAACAACAGACAGTCCCATCGTTGCGGCTCCGGGGCGAATCTCTGTTGATTTGCCATTATCAAGATGCGCGATCATGTGTTCTTCTCCTTACTCTTCAAAAACAGCCTCCATGGTCCATTGAGGGGTAATCTTGCTGGTCATCACCTCGGTCCGTGATTCAGGGTCCATGGCATTAATAACTAGCGTCTTGTTGCTGATCTCTTTGCAGTAATCATCCACCGCGATAAGGATCGTTTCTCCATTTCCTGTCGCAGAAGTGAGAAATCCCTTTTGCTCTTGCACTTCTACGTTCGCGAAGTAACAAAAGAATCTGCCTTTTTTCGCAGCGAGGTCCGGGTCCCGTTCATAGACCTGCAAGGAAAGATCAAATCGGTCCGCGAACCATTCGATGGTCATCTCATTCAAAGGAAGCTTACCGGATCGATGGAAAACGACTTTCATGTGTTCTTCTCCCGCAGCTTGGCTTCTACCGCAGAACATAAGCCTTCCCAACCGTACTGCTCTGCCGCTAATTCTTGTCTATCCTCATCCGTCAGTCCGACCCATTCGCGCTTTGGTGGGGCGGTGTAGAGTGCACGAGCTTCATAAACCCAATCATGAAGATAGAGAACTTTCCAGAAATCATCTGCTTGTTCTTTTGGGCATTCTTTCCATTGAGTCCAACCATTTTCTTCCCAATCGGGGCGCATTCTTGACTGCCACGCCACCGGCTCCGGTTCAGGTGCGCTTAGCTTGTAGCGGAGTGCGACCGCAAGTTCTGTACGAGACTCAGGCCAAGATGGACCGGGATATTCCAGAACTTTCAGCATCTGCTGCGCTTCCTCGCGTGTTAGTGTGATTGTCATTTGGTTTCCTCATTCATCTTATCTGCCACTTTGTGCGCCAATTCAACCAATCCGACCCATATCATTTTGCTGACAATCTTGTGGTGACATGGTCCACCAGAACCGCTGATGTATATTTTGTCTTTGTCAAACCAGCCGTAAGACTCTTTACCGTGCTTGTTGTCGGCGCGGATGACGCAAACCTCAAAGCTATCTGTTGTATATCCACCTTTTGTATGGACAACCCATTTGCTCATGGCGCACCCCTTGCTCTTATCTCTGCCGCGATCTCTGCCATTTCTGGTTCGCTGGACATACTGTTAAACCATTTGTCAACAATCTTTGCGCATTCCTCTCGTTCCTTTGCCACTGCATCATCAATTGCTTCCTTTGATGCCTCGATAATGGCAATGTTATGTTTTACCAACACTTGCTCGATGAGCCACAATACATTCGCGCTTAGATCAGTGGCAGCTTCACGCTTTTGTTCGTCATTCATTCCTGCCCCCTTGCGCGGATAGCGGCGGCGCAGTCAGCAGGGTTTGCATCGGCGTATTCATCGCCAAGCGCATCACACACCTTCGCACAAGCCTCGCGCTCTGTTTCCACTCCCTTGACCATTGCCCGCGTCCAGTTCTCAACAATCTGCCAATCCAGTTCAGCCAGCAAGTCCTCTGTCGTGTCGCCGTGACCAGTGGCGTACCCGCGTTGCATCATCCATTGAGCTACCTTCTCGCGCTCTGCTGCTGCGACTAGGGCGGCAAATCGTTCAATTTGCGTAAAACTATGTGCCACAACATCTAAATCGGTTTCTCTATATTTGCGGGTTAGCCCGGCCTCATGCGCCATGCGGATAATGTCATCTTTATTCATATCAGCGCCTCGCCATGCGTCTCAGGTGTTGGCTTAACTTCTTTCTCTTTGGCTTTAGTTACAAGTTTCCATCCGTCTTGTAAGAACTTCTGCGCCTCAGTGCGATCCCAAAACTTGCGGAAGAGTTTGCCTTCTTCGTCATAGACTTCGTATTTCATTTGGCGTCCCCTCTGTTCTGCAACATCATCTTACGCAGTTCATCGACGTGTGCTTTCTGCTCGGCTAACCACTTGTACAGTATTTCGTTCTCACGCTTCAAAGCTGCGATCTCAGTCTTCATCGCATTAACATCGGCGGGTGTTACGAAGTCACTCACTGTATGCCCTCCCTTTTTGCGCGTTCCATATCGTTATATGCTGCGCGGATAGCCCCATCAATAAGGGTCATGGCATTATCTAAAGTATCAAAACTAGGATAATGCCCTACTATGTCAATAGCCAGACCAGAACCTAATAAACGCGATAGCGCAAGTAAACAAGCAAGTGGATTATTTGCCACCAGTACGCCATCAACTTTTTCGCACAAGTTATCTACCTGTTCTACAAACTTTTCCGCTTCAGTTTTGTTCATTTTAAATTCTCCGTTGACATGTAAAGGCTTGTTGCTCTACGCGAAAGGCTCCAGCGTACTTGCAGTCACCAATCACTCGGCTCTCTGTCTGTACTTGCCCTGTATATAACCCGATGAAAAACATAACCACCGCCGCTAAAGATTTCGCCCACACGTCGTTGATCCACGTAAAGATTTTTCTGTAGTCAATCGTATCGATTATCATTTGTCACCCTAAAAAATAAATACACGCACCCATTATGGCGACACAGAATCCCATACCGCATAGGAATCCACCAATGAAGCAATACATAGTAAAAGTTTCCATCATCGCACCTTGCTTTCAAGTTCTCTGACCATCCTAAACAACTCAACGTATGCGCGTCTGCTGGCTGTATCCGTCTTGGCATGTACCATGTCATGCGCCGCTTCGAACACGTCAATGAACTCAAGCGACATTCGAGCGAGTCTGTCCACTTGGCAATCCCCCAAGTCCATGCGTATCACGTCGTGTGCTATGCCTCTTGCGATGTTAATTATTGGCACTTCTGATCCAAATATGTGCCGATGATCTTCCTTACTCATACTCGCGTCACTCATCACCCATCTCCTTCATCCCTTCTCTACCTATACGGATGTGCAACTCGTCGATGTACTTGTAAAGCTCCAACACGTTATACATTCCTTCTGGTACATGTACTCGCGTCTCCTGTAGTTGACGCTGCGCTTCGGATGCGTAGTTACGCTTTTGCTCGTTCATAAGCCCTCATCTTTTTGTTAGCGGATTCACGTGCACGTTTCAGCAAGTACTCTTGTCTCGGCACTGCACCTGCTGCTAATAACGTGGTAGCGTAGTATATGGTGTAATTCAAACTTCCATATCCGGGGCCTACGTAGTGAGACGGCTCAGTGTAATGCGGTATGTACGTAATACCGCGTAGCTCGTACACCGTATAAATATCTTTCTCTGCTAGATTGTCGTTTGCCATTAGAAACCTTTGATAATCAAATAAAGTATATTTACGGTGAGAAGGAACACCGCTGCCCAAACGACTACGTCACTTATCAAACCTTCCTTTCGCTCGGTATCACCAAGCAACAACATCTGAGTGCGCCATTCTTCCTCGGTGAAGTCTTTGTGTTGCGCGGTAGGTAGGTAGTGTGCGCCTATCTTGGGCGGGTCTTCTTTAATGAATTTACCGTCACGTAACATCTTTGCTCCTTTCTTCTTTAAGTTGTTTTATATCTTCTGCGGTACGTCTAGCTTCAACGATCTTCGCCGCTAAGTATTTGCGTATTCGAGCTGCTTGCCAGTTGCTGTACAACTTGTCATTTCTTTCTGCTTTGTCCAGCATTACTTTTATAGAATCTTCCCTCATGCTAACCATTTCCTCAACTTAGCAATGAATGTGTTCCACAAACCAACAGGCGGGGTTGCTTCGATACCAAATGGGTTTTGCCTCGCAGCCGGTATATACACAGGTAGCGGCTCCGATAACCCTTCCAGTTTTGGCTCGATTCTTTTTGGTGGACGGCCACGCTTCCCGCTGCTTGTAGGCACTGGTATCGCGGTAGGGTCTGCGGGTGGGTGAACGCGAGACATTTCTTCTTGCGCACCGCCAATCAACCCTTTCTGCTTCATCTGCCCTTTGATAATGTATACATAATTTGCTGACACCTTGACCTTGTTGGCGATCTCGGTTGACGTGAGTTCACCTTGAACAAGTAACTTCCTAATCTTTGCAGCTTTGGATTTGCTGTTTGACTTACGTCTGCGCATAGTAGTCATGTCATTTCCCCTCATTTGTTATACAGCGGTATAACATTGGTAATAAAAAGTCCACGTTGGTTTCATCTACCACGTAGCTGCACCCACCAGCTTTCTCAATAGCACGTAGGTTTTTCTCTTGTAGTGGGGTCGGCTTACCACCATTGGCTTTACACTCAATGCCGATGAACCGCCCCTTGAAGCAAACAAGAAAGTCAGGCGCACCTGAGTTCCCATACCCGCTTGTGACAGGCATAGAATAGTATGCGCCTAACTCGTCTAAGCACTTACGTACTTTGACCTTCACTTTCTTTTCCGGTGTCGCTGCCATCTAGGTATATCCAATAAACGTTTTCACTGATGCGCCTACCGACTCCTACTACGTCTTTTTTGTTAGGCTCGTTTGCATCAAGTAACATCAACGTCGCAAGTTTTAACTTCATCCATTCAGGTAGTTCGTCTACGCTGTCATACGTACACTCGGTAACCATACCAGATTGAATAGGCCACGTCATTGTATTTACCAATCCATCAGGACTAATCAATAGTCTTATTGTTGGTATGTCTAGTGCCATAGTAATTTGCGCTTCTATAACGTCTAATGGTGTGCGGATAACCTGAAGATCATCCGTAAATAAATCATTGGTTACAATGATCTCGATTGAACTAATCACGTCGAACGATCCGTTTCTCACGCCCCTCTCCATCGCAGTGCTGCGTTTCCAGTTTGCATTAGTCTTGCGCACTCTTGTTTGTACGTCTTCAATCGGTACTTCTTCCATCACGCGCCCCTTTCAATCCAGAATGAACGAGTACTTGCACGTAGACCTACACCTTCGATATGCTCACTTACGTCAACCAACATCAACGTAGCAATCTTCGCAGTAATATCTTCAGGCAAACTATCCACGCGTACAGTTTTGCTCGGCTCGTCGTAGAAGTCATGCAGCTTTGGATTACTACCTTTAGGGTCTTTACACGTAGCAATCTCCGCTACCTGATTGTCACCCAATACGCGCAAAGTAATAAAGTACGAGCGGTTATCCTTACGAAACACCTGCTGGCGACGGCGGTACTTATCGACAATCTCCTGCACGTGTAGCTGGAAGTCAGAAGTAGTGAACTCCACGCCCTTACTGAATAACGCTTCTATCTCTGCACCCAGTATGACGCTCGGAGAAACGCGACCAATGGCCTGATCAAACTCTCGGTCTGCGACATACCGCCTAGTTTCCAACGCGTTTTTAAACGTACCGTATGTTGTTGTTAGTAACTCGGCAGATGAATACGGTAGCAGATACCGCTGCGCATTTTTCAGTGCCTTGTTAATATCTTTTGTAAACACACGAAAGTATTGATCACGATACTCGGCGTACTTCTCATTTTGTATCTTGCGGCTCTCGACCATGAACACCGACTCATCAGAACCCATAGCGTAACTGTTGCCATAGCCTATGCGTCCTATCACATAGTCACAATCGTCCGTGTATACCAGAACGTCAGACACCATCAATGTGTTTCTGTTTATTTTGTTGTAGTCCGAATTTGCATGGAACTTTACTTTCGGGAACTTCTTGCGCAGTTCAGTACAGAACTCATGCAGCGAATGCGACATGGGAATACCATCGACGCGTGGTATGCCCTCCTCTACCATCTGCGGCACTTCGAGTTTGCCCATTGCTGCTGTGGGTATGTGCGAATAGCTTGACATAGTTTTCACCTATAAAGTTATGTGTAGTTAAATTAAATACCAATTATGAACAGCACTACTATGCAACAGATATAAAATACCATCATCCAATCATCAATGTCCATGTTTAGCTCCCCGAACAAATTTTAAATGGCGAAGCAATCGTGCGTATACACTTCGATGGTGTACGTTATACTTGCGATAACGCGGAATCATGCTTGTCTCCCTTGTAGTTATTAAAGCTCTCGCCTTCGTTACATTCAGCGCATCGTGTCACCGTACCATCGCTGCAATACGGATCACCTACGTACTCAACATCTTCCCAGTTAATAACAACCTTGCAGTACTGGCACTGCGCTAAGTTTGTATCGTCGATCATGTCATTTCTCCCCTTGCGCCCAAAGCATATTGCGCGTGAGCATATCTGCCATGTTTTCAATTTCTTTTGCTATCCATTCGTCGTTATAGTTCTCGAACGGTTCCCATAGTGTATTGTCATCAAGGTCAGCATAAAAGTGCATCTCAGCTATAGCTTGTGCGCGTTCTTTAATTTCATCTAATGTTTTCATGTCGTATCTCCCTAGTCACTGGTTTCAGTTAAGTTCTGTAAAATTGTTATACCGCCGTATAACAATTAGTCTATTTCCACATGCACGGTATGCCCGAACGGAGCGGTCGTGTGCGGGTTGCCCACTATCACCCACAGGGTAGGCACAGACCAATCACCCCAATCGCCACCCAAGTAGCCATCGGTAATGATGATTACACCTTGCGGAGTTATAGCCTTGTCACGCAGGTAGTCAGACACACAGCGCACGTCAGTGCCACCACCGCCCACAGGTTTAGTAGACTGCAACATGTTCTGATAGTCCCCTTGCTCGTAGTACTCGTCACCGCACACAGCCGTGTCCCAGTACAGCAGACGAATGCCAGACGGATTAACAGAGTCAGCAATGTTTGCCACCTCGCCCAGTATCTGTGCCACCTCACGCGCACCGATAGAACCTGACATGTCGTTACCGATAACAAGTTCACCGACAACTTCGGACACGCCACTTGGCATTACCATGTTATGCGATAGATACCTACGGTTGGGGCGAGTCCATGTCGAGTAATCATTACCTGCGCACGTATCACATACCCACTCACGCAAGGCAGCCTTGTAGTCCACCTTACTCGCAAGCAAGTCCTCGATCAGACGCGCACCGCCCGACCCATTCTTACCTGCGAGTAACGCACCCTGACGCAATGCTTGGTCAATAGCCTGTTCGAGTTCTACCTGCTCGGCTTCGGTCATCTCTTCAGCACCATCCCAATCATGGTCATCGATAGACCCGCCACCACCGCCGCCACCATTGTCATCACTGGCTAACAACTTGAACACAGCATCCGCGTCCATGCCTTTGTACTTGGGATCGTACAGCCCCATCTTAGGCATAGTGATGAAACCCTTACCCGCGTCGTAGTCAATCAACATACCGTTGATCACGTAGTCACAGGCACGGTTGCACCTATCCGCATCTAGCTTGTGCAGGTAGTCATACGTACTAAGGTGTTTCAGTAGTATGTGGAATACCTCATGCAGGATAAGGAACCGCAACTCTGCATCGTTTAGCTGCGCAACAAAGTCGTCCAGATACCACGTATGCTTGCCATTAGTTGCAGCAGTACGTATACCCTTCGGGTTACCGGCACTGACAACAGTATGGTCACCAATCATTAACAAGCCATTGATACCGTCGTAATCATTGTTGCCCATGATTGCAGCCACGCCCTTCAGTACGCGATCACGCGGACTAATTTCTTTACCGATCATTAGCATGTCGATCCCCTTATTTCTTATCAGTGACAGCGATGAAGTTATTGTCCAAGCACCACTTGGTGAACTTGGCATTGCTCATTACCTCGTCACGCTTGGCGTAGCTGTTCTTACGTACCTGCATGGCGAACATAACCTGCAACTCACGCGGCAGACGTGCAAGGTAGTCCATCCATGAATCCATCCAACTACGCTCGATACATGACAACGTGCGATAGACCACCATACTGCAAGCCACTGGAGCTGTCGGCACTTCAGCAGTAAGCGGTGTTTTCTTAATGGATTCCAAGCTTGGCAACTGATCACCCACTGCAACAAACGCAGCCAACTCAGCAGCAGCCTTGCCGCCTATCGTACCGATCAACGCTGCGGTCAACTCATGTGTTGACAACTGATCACGTACCTTCAGCCAATCGCTTGCCGCATGGCACGAACGCCATGTAAAAAATGCTTCGCGCCCCTTGTCTTTGGGGTGGTAGATATACTCGTTAGTCTTAGGATCTTCCACCTCGTCGAACTTAGCAGACAAGTCGTGCTTGTACCGATCATCCAGTACGAACGCAATCATCACAGGGTCAATGCCATTGGGGATAGCAAAGTTCTCTACCCACTCTTCGGTCGTGCTGTTACGCATACGCAATACAGTGATGCGGTTACGTGCATGTGGCGGCAGCAAGTCACCTACGCCCTCAGCCCCGAGATTAGTAGTCGCAAAGATTACGCTGTCAGGATGAAGCTTGTGACCTGCGAACTCACGCTCTAACATGAAGCGCAACAGTGCATTCTTGACGGAAGGGTTAGCTTTGCCGTACTCGTCGATCATCACGATCACAGGCTTGCCCAAGTGAATACCCAGTTCTTCGTTAGGTATGAACCGCACACACCCATCACGATCAACGTGTTGCAGTACAGGCAGGGCCATGTCACCCAAGTCCTTTGTCGTGCAGTCGAAGTACACCATGACATGGTTAGGCAGACGACTACCCAACAGTTTCAGGATCGATGACTTGCCTGAACCCATGTGACCCTGCACTAGGGTAGTACGGCCACGGTTTGCCAGCATCATGTTGGCGCACTGATTGATTGATACTTCGTAAAGCTTGGCTACGTTTGTCATGCTATTCACCTATAAAGTTATTGAGGGTTAATAACTACAGAAATATAAATACACCACGGGAATCGAAGGTTGTTATACCACCGTATAACAACCCACCACTTGCTACTACCACTTCATGTTTGACAGTACGGCATCGACCTTGCGCTTAGTCTCGGCGCGGAAGTCATCGTCCTCGCGCAGTGCTTCGGGCGATACACCGAACATGGCATCTTCCAAAGCCAGACGCATGTTGTCCATCTTGGCGTCGTTGGTTATGTTGAACTTGATCAGCAAGTTCATCATGTCCTTGACGTTATCAACGAGCGAGTCGCGGAATATCTTACGTGTTGACTTGTCATCCTTGTCTGGATAGTCAAGCTTCTCGCTCATGTGTTTAAGCGAGTCATACGTGCGCTGCCACACGTCGTTCATCGCGTTAGTTAGCTGCTGCGTGTAGTGCTGCTGGTACTGCTGTTGCAGGTACGTCGCCGCATCGTTTGCTACGTTAAGACGAAAGTCGCCAGCATCTGGAATGATCTGGTAGGCGTAGCGGAACTTGAACTTACCAGCCAGCACGTCGGCAAGCGGGTAGTCGTCGGTGCTGAACAAGTTACCAAGCTTTACCTGTGCTTCAGTCTGTGCCCACTGGTACGCTGTCAAGAACTCCCCGACCAAGCGGTGAAACTCCTGCTCTAGTCGCGTGATCTCGTTGTGGTAGTCCATGTACGCTGCTGTCGGTAGCAGACGCATACCCATGTCAGACCACGGCATCGTGCTGTGGTAGTGGAAGGTACGCACGTTGCCAGCGAACTTGTGGATCGCATCAAGTTCGGCGCAGTCACCCAATAGTTTCTTGTGGAATGAGCCAGCACGATCATCCGCGCCGTTGGCTTGGGTTGTTTCTTTGGTGGCGCGTTTGTCTAGCTTGCGACCTGTCCATGTGGAGATACTGAGTTCCACGAACATGGCACTAGATGCGATAGAAGGTACGGACTGTACTTCGGGAGTTGCGAGTGTCATTTGCATAATGTTCATTTGAATCACCTATAAGTTTGTGTTGCTGTTAAGTTGTTATACGGTCGTATAACACGTCGATTTACTCTGCATTACTGTGCTGCCACTGCTACTACGTTTTACTACTATAAGACACATTATAACACTATTTGCTATCAAAGTCAAGCATTTGACAGTTCCGCCTCTGGCTTACCGTTAAACAAACGGATTACGCAGATAGTTCCACGCTCAAAGTTTTTCCAGTTCATTTCTCACCCTCACCCAAAAGCATACCGACCAACAAACCCGCGATTACTAGCGTCGCCTGTTGCAGGTATCGCCCATCGGTATCGAGTGCCCATCCGACCATAACGCAGGATAGGATTGTTGTTAATATTATCCAGATGCTATTGTTCATGTCGTCCTCTTTGGGTTAAGTTGTTTCAAAGTTTCTAAGTCAGTGACCATCATGTAAGCCACTTTGTTCATGTTCACCACACACCGTTTTACTTTCCTTGCCAGCATTTCTCCGCATTCGGCGCATGTGATGCGTACCTTCTCGTCGATACAGCGACGCGCTCTGGCTGCTGGTACACGCGCAAAAAGACATTCAGTACATAAAAATTTGTGTGCCATAACTCACCTCTTTATCTTTTCTTCTGTTAACAACTTATACCGCCAATCTTGTCTAGCTTTTTCATCGCCCTCGTCGTACTCATGTAGTACTGACTCGGCAAGCCAGCGGTTCATGGCTTCGTTGAAGTTGTCTGTGTATCGCGCTGCACGTGGGTCGGACTTTTGGGCTGAGGATATAACGCGTCGTTGGTGTCGAACGGTATGACCTCGCGGTTTGTTAGTTGACATGATGCACCTCGTTGGTTATGTGATTTTGTTATACCACTGTATAACAATGTTGTCGGGTTGTTACTTTTCCCAGCCAACAGATTACAGTTTACCACAGGATGCGTGATTTGTCAATGTTTAGCAAAGTATGGTAGGAAAGTATAATGTTCGTTAAGTTCGGTTTTAGATTTAAAATTTCAACGTGTTGGGCACGTGTGTAAAGTTCTTAATGTTCTGAAGTGTTCGGTTTTTAAAATTTGAGTAAGTGCTTGAATTTTAAGGTAAGTTCGTAAAGTTCTAAAAGTTCGGTCGGTTTTTGGGGTTGGCGAGATAAAAGGGCAAAATTTGGGTGAAATCCGCGAGACGCAGGGAAAAAACAGGGAATTTTAGATTTTGTCCAAACCCATTGAAATAAAACCGAACTTTCGAACATTATGATTTTTGTGAAGATCTGATACGTTTTGATATGTAAGAAACAGTGCTGG